GGAAGATTCCAAAACATACGATGCAATGGAAAAGACCATTGTTGATCTCGGAAAAGAAATTCAGCGTCTGGAAAGACAGGCTGAAATTGAGGCAGAAATGAACAAAGCAACTTCCACTCCTGTTCTCGGTAAGCCTGCAACTCCGAATGTAACGGAAAAGACAGGTACAGCGAGCGATACTTACAAGAAAGCATTCTGGAACAGCGTCAGAAATCGTAACTGGATCGATGTCCATGATGATTTGCACATTGGTACAGATACTGAGGGTGGCTATCTTGTTCCAGATGAGTTTGTGCGCCTGTAAAAGGCGATGTTTACAGTAGATTAGGCTCTACACCGCACAGCAGAGCGGTTGTCAATCTGCCTAACCGATGACAGGAAACTGGACACGGGAACACAGCACGGCAGAAACGCAGGAAACGCCAAAAGGATATGAGGCGAGTAGTACCTGCAATGACAAGATAACATAAGGATAAGGCTGGATTGCCAAAGCAAAGGTTAGCTCCTTTTTCCGGGAAGGGTGTGGAAATTATCCTGAAACCACTTTCATGATTCCACCATAATATTGAATTCGTTATGGTGTCTGCTATAAGTCATGAAGCAAGCGTGAGACCACGTGAGATAAACCGAAATGCTATCCCACAGTTATCACTTGCCTATAAGCATCGTTAAACAGGGATTGCCTAAGTGGAAATGCCGAAAGGCTATGTCTATTCGAGACTGAATATTCCATATGGCAACGGAGCTTCCGTAGTAGTCCGAGGTGGGTAACGCCCACTACATGGCGAAGGGAAGCAGTTTGTTAATTCCAAAGTAAGAAGATGAAAGGGAGGAGAATCCTCATGAATCCAACATCGGAGATTTTGGAGCGTGTCAATAAAAGTTCCTCGGAACATCATGACGGAGTCTTTACAAGGCTCTTTCGCTACCTTCTGAGAGAGGACATTTATTTTGCAGCTTACCAGAAATTATATGCAAACAGTGGAGCAATGACTCCCGGAAGTGACAACGACACAGCTGACGGTTTTAGTGCTGAATATGTGTATGAACTGATTGAAGAATTGAGGTTAGGAAAGTACAAGCCGAAGCCTGTGCGCAGAGAATATATCAGGAAACAGAACGGAAAAATGCGCCCACTGGGTATTCCGTCATTTCGAGATAAACTTCTGCAAGAGGCGGTTAGAATGTTTCTGGAAGCAATCTATGAACCGTTATTTTATGACCAGTCACATGGGTTCAGACCGGAGAGAAGCTGTCATACAGCTCTAGACCAGATAAAGACAAATTTTCGTTCTGTAAAATGGTTCATAGAAGGTGACATCAAAGGTTGTTTTGACAATATAGACCATGCAGTGCTTATCAAGACGTTAGAAGTCAAAATCAAGGACAGCAGATTTATCAATATTATCAGAGCTTTCCTGAAAGCAGGTTATGTGGAAGATTTTCAATACCACACAACGCTCTCCGGTACACCGCAGGGTGGAATTATATCCCCTATCCTGGCAAATATCTACCTGCATGAGCTTGACCGAAAAGTCATGGAACTCAAGGAAAAGTTTGATAAGCAGTCTACACGACACCAGACACCGGAATATCTTCATTTAGCAAAAAGACGACAGACACTTCAGAAGAAGATTGACCGGGTAAAAGGTGAAGAACGTGAGCTGGCAATTAAGGAATATAAAGCGGTGTGCAGCCAAAAGCTGAAAACACCTGCCAGAATGTCCGACGATAAAAAGCTTGTATACTGCCGATATGCTGATGATTTTCTGATTGGAGTCAGCGGAAGTAGAGAAGACTGTGAAGAAATTAAGGAGATTCTGAGAGAAGTTCTATCAACGCAGTACCATTTAGAGTTGAGTGCTGAGAAAACAAAGATCACACACAGTGCTGAACGAGTACGTTTCCTTGGTTATGACGTTGCGGTACGCCGAAGCCAGAAGATAAAGAAAAAGGCAAACGGTGTTAAACAAAGAACGCTGAATAACTCTGTAGAATTAACTGTACCTCTCGAAGATAAGATCATGCAATTCTTGTTCAAAAACGACATCATAGAACAAAAGCCAAACGGAGAAATTTGGGCGGTTTGCGTTCCAAGATTAAGACATCTTTCGGAAGTGGATATTGTGAACAGGTATAATGCACAAATCCGTGGCATTTGCAATTATTACTGCTTAGCAGCGAATTATGATAAGCTGAATTATTTCCGTTATCTTATGGAATATAGCTGTCTAAAGACGCTTGCAAGCAAAAGCAACAGCACAACGAGAAAAATTATCCAAAAGTATCGTCATGACGGTAAATGGGCTATTCCCTATGAAACCAAAGGTGGTATCAATTATGCAAAACTCGTCTCGTTAGCTGACTGCAAAGCCGGTAAATTGATGTCCGATAAAGACCCATGGCAATACAAATCCTTTGACACGAAAAAGCTGTCGCAATATGTACGGCTAAGTGCAGGGGTATGTGAGCTGTGTGGTGATAATAGTGATTCCTGCTGTATTTATCATGCAGGTAAAATGAAGAATCTGAAAAGCACTACGGAATGGGGCAAGAAAATGCTTCACATGAGACGTAAAACGTTGATTGTTTGCCCGAAATGCTTCAAAAAGATTCACAGGGAACAAAATAAATGACATGTCAATAATGAATGGAAAGCCGTGTACATCGAGAGGTGTAAGCACGGTTTGGGAGGGGCTTTGTGCAAACCTGTCATCGAAAGATGATAAGGCGGCACACTGCTACCTCACGAACGAAAACTGGTGGAAGCATTGGAGGAAGAGAGCATTTTCCGCCAGATGGCAACGGTCATTAAAACTTCCAACGGTGATCGCAAGATTCCGATTGTGACTTCCAAGGGCGAGGCTGTCTGGATGGACGAAGAACAGCAGTATTCTCTTTCTGATGATACGTTCGGACAGGCATCGCTTTCCGCATACAAGCTGGGAACAGCGATTAAAATTTCAGAAGAACTTTTGAATGATTCTGTTTTTGACCTGCCGTCCTACATTGCAAAGGAGTTTGCAAGAAGAATCGGTTCTAAGGAAGAAGAGGCGTTCTTCGTTGGTGATGGCAAGGGCAAACCGACCGGTATTTTTAATGCTACAGGCGGTGCGGAAGACGGCACTTCTACCACAGGTACAAGCATTACATTTGATGATGTGATGGAACTTTTCTACTCTCTCAGAAGTCCGTACCGCAAGAAAGCGGTGTGGGTGCTCAATGATTCCACTGTCAAGGCTCTCAGAAAATTGAAAGACAACACAGGAAACTACATTTGGAATCCGTCTGTGCAGGTTGGTGTTCCGGATACCATTCTCAATCGTCCTTACAAAACATCCAGTTACGTGCCGGAAATCAAGGCAGGCAACAAGTGCATAGCATTCGGCGACTTTAGCTATTACTGGGTGGCTGACAGACAGGGGCGCTCTTTCAAGAGACTGAATGAACTCTTTGCCATGACAGGTCAGGTTGGTTTTCTTGCAAGTCAGCGACTTGATGGCAAGTTGATTCTTCCGGAAGCAATCAAGACACTCACCATCAAGAAAGCGTGATGCTATGATTACGCTGAAAGAGGCGAAAAACTATCTGAGAGTGGATTATGAGGAGGACGACAGTCTGATTCAGAATCTGCTTTCTACAGCAAAAAATCTGGTTATGGACATTGGCAGAATGGACGAATCCGCACTTGCTGAAAATGAAGATACCGTGCGGACTGCGATGCTTTTCGCACTTGGGTATCTTTATGAAAACAGGAGCAATCCCGATTATCATAAACTTACACTGAATCTTCGTTCAATTCTGTTTGCACAGCGAGAGGGTGTGATGTAATGGAAATCGGAACTTTGAATCAGCGAATCACCTTTCTGGTGAATCGTGTCGTTACCGATGAAATCGGAAATCACACCGCTGTGTGGGACGAAGCCTTTTCCTGCTGGGCAAAAGTGACTTTGAAAGCTTCTGCGGAGCATACGGACGCTGGTGTGACCAAAGAAACACAAAC